ATATCTTCCAACTATAATTAACATAGCTTGTTTTATAGCATCCTCAACTTCGTTAGCAGTTCGTCCTACTACAAACTCAATTTCTACTGCATTCGGTCTTTCAAAAGTATCTGGGAATGATCCGTTATTACTTTGGTAAATTCTACCTGGTTTAATTTTATCGTCTATATCATATTGAGAAGCTGCTAAAGTTTGTAAAGAATTACTAGCATCATAATACTTTATGTGTGTAACACTTTGTACTATTCCCACTTGTAAATCTATGAATGGAGGAAAAACATCAAAGAAAAGATTGTAAGTCTGACTCATTAATCTTCTACGTGTAAACTCCTCTACTTGATTTGTAGCAACTCCAATTAATGCAGTTATATAATCATTGTCATCATCATAATCAGAATCAACTCTTAAATGTTGTTTAGCTTCAGCTAAAGATATAGCAGTTCCAGTTGGAGCAGTTTTTAAAACTAGCTTTCCGTAATTAACGTAACTATCAAGATTTAAGTAATTATATATCATTATAAAAAGTAAAAAAAGGAGAGAGCGATTAAACTCTCTCCAATTAAAAATTATGCA